TATCTAGGGGGGAGAGTATCACCGACGGTCAAAAGACTTTTAAGGCCGTGAAATATCTGTGCTTCGAATAAATCTTGATCAAAATTCATACTTAAACTCTTTTTTCTAATTTGTTAGTATCCGTATATTATACGTTTAATTTAATCAAAGGTCAAGCAAAATAAAGAACGCCAAGTTGTTAATTCTATTATTTAAAATCAGACAGTTTTAGCTGAATCTAATATACTTTCTAATCGAGCCTGACGGTCCAGCAGTTTGAAAAACAATGCTAGGGTATTAGCCGCATCAACATCTGCACGATGTGCTGCACCTTTGAAATGTAGTTTAAAGTAGCCCATAGCTGACGCTAGGCCACCACTAGGCTGTTTACCTCTGGTCAGCATCAAGTATGTGTACCAGGTCTTAACATCGACCCAACGGCGGCCAAAATGCGGGAAATCTGCATGATTTTTACAGAATTCTGCTAGTAATTCACTACTATCACCACCACCCCAGGTCACTGGATTGATAAAGCACTTATGCTCTTTAATCAACTCACTGAGCTCACGGGCAACATGCTCATGACTATATGCTTCTGCACGTATGTCAGCATCAGTTATACCTGTTAGATCATTGATAAACTCACTGATGGGTTCTTTTGGATCTATGTACCATTTACGGACGACATAGTCTTCAAAACGTGTGTTCTTATCGCCAATAGCAACACCAACCTGTATGATCTTGCCACTGGGTTGATTAAGTTCTAGATCTAATGCTAGGAACTTGCCATCTGCTATCATGCATGTTCTTTCTGCGGGTAACTAGCCATCAACCATTCACTGATTGCACTGGCATTGTCACTGAGTTTAATTAGATCATACTTACCACAGAACTTTAAGAACTGTGCCCCAACCATGGGCATGTTCTTAGGCACTTGTGCGGCCGCTATAGTTTCTGCCATCTTAATCTTTATCGCATCTGGTTGTGCTGTTAGATCAACTAGGACGCGATTACGTTCATAGTCATCTAATACACGATGTTCGATACCATTGTGATCAACCCAACGCTGTAACATCATGTTGTTCCAATTATAACCTTTCTTATCTTTGTCACTGTAGGCTTCTTCTAAGCCAACTTTATTTTTACTGCCTTTAGTACGCACGCCTGGAAATGCGGAAAATACATTGTCTGTAGGATCACCACGCATACACTTTTCAAAAAGTATAAACTGCGGGTTAGGTATCTTCTTAGGTTCTTTAGTTTTCTTATCAATGACTGGTTTGCCTTTCTTATCAAAGATACCTTTTAAGGTATGGAGCTCATCGCTGATACCATTGTATTGATTAACGTTGTCTGCTAGGAGTTGATAGAAGTCTGTATCACTGGATATGATAGTGTGATGATCATCTGGATGACTTTGAATCCAACCTGCAATAAGATCGTCTGCTTCTAATTCACCGTGTTGTAGAACACTACAGTTGGTCTTTTCTGCGACGAATGTTTTTAAGTTATCAAAAGTTTCCCAAAATAACTTATCTTCTTCTGCTTCGCTTTCAGTAAGTGCCGCACGTGCTACACTACGGTTTTTCTTATAGGGTTCATAGAAGTCTTTGCGCCAACTACGCCCTTCTAAACAGAATATAACATGATCAGCCTTTTGATCACGCCAGCTTTTATTAATTGATGCTAGGGTTACATGGATAGCGAAACCCAGCTTGTCCCAAGTATCACTTTGGCGATGTGCTGAATGTCGGGCTCTAAAGAATGTGTTTGCAGTGTCAACTAATAGATATCTCATTCAACCATTATACTTTCATTTATGATTTTTGTCAACTAATTTCCGTTCTACCATCACCTAAATCACGGCGATTACTAGCACGGATTTCTGGATCAGCTTGTTCTTGCTCAAAGTTTTCTTGTATGACATTGCGACATACAGCTTTGAACCAATTATCTACGATGTCTTGATCTGTTTTACCTTGATATCCTGCACGGATTAAATTAGATAAAAATTTGTCATTCCAATCTAATTCAAATGCACCATTACCTGGATTATCTTTATCGATATCCATACTTAATACTTCTACCCAAGGTTCATCACGCTCTGTAGCCAATTCCTTGGGAGTTTTTTTAGTTTTTTGTTCTTTAATAACTGCTGGTTCGGGAGTAGTGCCGAACAAGCCATTGATCAATTTCTTTATCATATTAATCCTTAAATAAATCTAACTTTTCCCATGGTAAGTTTGATTTACCAAAATGTCCATAATTAGTTGTTTCACTGTAAATAGAACGGAATAACTCAAATCTATTTATAATGCCTGCTGGTGTAAGATCAATATTTTCACGTATCCACGCGGTAATTTCATTATCAAAGTCAATGCCTTTATCTGTTTTAACAAATAGGCTAGTAGGCTCTTTAATACCAATGGCATAACTGATCTGAACAGTTGCCTTGTGTGCACCCCGACTGGCCACAATGTTCTTAGCTAGATAACGAGCCATATAGGCCGCACTACGATCTACCTTAGTAGGATCCTTGCCACTAAATGCACCGCCACCATGCGGGCTATAACCACCATATGTATCTACGATAATCTTACGTCCTGTAAGTCCTGTATCACCATCTGGGCCACCAATGACAAATCTGCCAGTTGGATTGATTAGATATTCTGTGGTTGTATCAATTAGATTGTCTGGTAGAACTGTGTTGATGATAGTCTTAACTTGTTCACGCACATCTTCGATGGTTATCTCAGCTGAGTGTTGTGTTGAACATACTACCTTAGCGATACGACGTACACTACCATCATCATTGTATTCCATGGTAACTTGGCTTTTAGCATCAGGGCCTAACCAAGTTGCTCCACTCTTACGCACAGCAGTCAAACGTTTGACAATCAAATGACTGTAGTAGATAGCACTTGGCATCAGATCTGGTGTTTCATTGATAGCATAACCAAACATTAAGCCTTGATCACCAGCACCAAACGTGTCAGTGCCTAAGGCAATGTCAGCTGATTGACCGTGCATTAAGTTAGTAATTTCTACAGTAGCCCAATGGAATCCTTCTTGCTCGTATCCAATATCACGGATAACACGCCGCACAGCATTTTCAACTTCTAGGTGATTGTAAATACCTTTATATTCGCCGGCAATAATAACTTGGTTGGTTGTTACCAATGTTTCGCAAGCACAACGATAGGCCTTATTGCCTTCTCGCATCATTAAATCTAATACTGCATCACTGATAGCGTCTGCTACTTTGTCTGGATGCCCTTCACTGACACTTTCACTTGTAAATAGATAGCTCATATTTTCCTTTTATTTGCCCCAACTGTTACCCCAGAGATCAACATGTAATCTTGGGCTGTAATAATAACCGCGACGCATAGCTTCATCAGCTACGTTAAATTTATTACCATCGTAGACTTTAATTACACCACCTACTGGCATAATGTATATAACCCCTTTGAACTTGGCCTTCCTGTATTCTGATACTGCACGATCTACTTCGTCAAAGTCTTCTGGGTTTTCAACTACAAACTTAAGATATGCAGTACCAACACGCTCATAGCTCTTAACAATCTCGGGTTTAATTGCATCTGTCCACGTTTCACCACTCGCACTTAGTTTAGCACTTACACTGAATGTTATCTCACGGCTACCACGATTCCAAAGTTTTAAGTATTTGGCAAAGTCTTCATGTAGTTCTTGGGTGCCATTTGTTTCAAATGTTAGATTCTTTAAGTTATACATATCTTTATGACTTAACAAGTCTGGATAAGCACGTTGCCAACCTAGCAAGGGCTCACCACCTGTGATAACCAAATGCGTATCATTGCCATTGGGCATGATCCAACTGTTACTTGGAACCAGATCTAACATACGCTCGACTACAGCATCAATTTCTAACAATGGACTAAAGTTCTTAAAACGAGGATCCCATGACGCATAACTATCACAGCCGGTATTAACCAAAGGAAGTTCTTCATAGATACGATATTTTGCTGGATCAATAAATTCACGCTCAGTGCTCATCTGTGTGCGATCTTGCATACCAAATCCACCACAGGTAAAGTTACAACCAAATGTACGTAAGAATACACTAGGCACACCAATAAAGCGTCCTTCACCTTGTGCTGAATAAAAGATTTCACTGACTTTTAATTTGCTCATCTAAATAATCCGTAAAGATAAATTACACATATAATTGCGTTCAATGACCATAATTCAGGTTTACGCCATAGTATACCTGTTATGACCCAAAGCACACCAGCTAATGATAATATAATAATGTTAAGCGGATACACATCAAGACTAGTGAATACCACCCCAACTACGGTGATGATATTAGCTAACCATCCTATTAGTTTACTATGTTTTTTAAAAAAATGCAACCTATCTCTCCCATGGATAAACAATCCAAACATCTTCTTCGGCTTTGTTTATTTCTACAGCACTGTAGTCGACCTTGCGGCTAAACCCGCTGCTTAGATTATCAAATAATACTGCGAAACGAACATTGTTCCCCCAGACAGTATTCCAGGCTGGATCGTTTGGTAATGCACCGCTTTGCCAATCTTGGATGATCCAATCAAGTGTGGCGCCTGTGTCATTAATGTCATCTAAGATTAAGATATTTTTACGTATCGCAGGATCACTTGTTGGCTCACCCTTAGGTCTAGGAACTGCACTGGCATCTATATAGCCAAAGGCATCTTCAGCCATCCAACCGTTGCTTTCACCACCAGTGCCATCACGTAGAGCTACCTTTAATGTTTCCATAGGAATATCTAACATATGGCTCATATACACCGCAGGAACAAGTCCGCCGCGGGTAAGTCCAACGATATAGTCTGGACGCCATGCATCCTTGTACATTTGATATGAGATTTTATTAACATATTCTCGGATTTGTTGATCATCTACGTATAACTTTTTCATTGCTTATCCTTTATATGCTCTAACACTGATAATTTTGCCTGCTTGATTAAATGTAATAATGTCTGTGACTAAAATCTGTTCCTTACCATTGATAGTGATTAATAGTTCAGCTATGATAGTATCACTATCTTCGTATACGGCTCTAGGAGTAACTACAATAGTGTCTACGCTGTTAAAAATCTTTTTATAAATAGCTACAACATCTTCTTTACCTACTGCTGAGTTTTCCCAATCACGTAACTGACAATCAGAAGCAAACATCTTAGATAAACTATCTATATCTTTAAGTGAGAAATTATAAAAATATTCTAAACAAAGTGATTTTAAATCCATCTTAGAATTCCTTGTTAAGTGCAAAACCAAACTGTTGATTAGTCACGCCTGCTTGGTTAAGATAGTTCGTTTGATGTTCACCGTAGGTGATCAAGTTTAAGTTTTTAGTTTTATACTTGTAATATACGCCCATGTCATACTGCATTGCAGTTGGACTAATGTTTACACGGCTACGATCATATGCTATTTCACCGTTAGCAGTCCAACCAATCGGCACGCTGATGTCAACAGTACCTTTACTCACAGTCACTGGTTGGCTTACAGTAGTACCAAAACTGTGTTTTTCTTTAGTATAGTCTACTCCCATGCTCCAGCTGTATGATTGTGTGGCACCTACATTAGTAATCAGGCCTGATGTTTGTAAGTTAGCCTGTGTATAACCTACCCAAGCACTACCGAACAAGCTCAAGTTTTTATTTAAGTTATATGCACCAGTAAAGTTCATAAACTGTGTATAACTACCATTGACTTCACCCATCATACCTGAGATCTGATTGCCCATCCAAGCATTACGCTCATTTAACACGCCAAAGCCTACACGGTAGTTTGCCTTGTCATTGAACTTGGTGGTATACCCTGACTCAACTAAACCTGTTTGGGTAAACTCATTCATTGACATCCTAACATCATACTGCCCTAGAGCAACTTTACCACCATTGGTGTAGTAGTTTAACTTATTATAAGGATTGTAGTCCTCATAGAAGTTGGCCTTGCTGATAGGATTAAAATTGCCTGTAGCCCGTTTGGTATTGGCAGTTGATGCCATATTAACATAATAATCACGACCAAACTCATCTGTGACCATTACTGAACTTAGTGCACCAACTGAAGCTAATCCGCCCGATGTGCTAGTTGAAAATCCACCACCAAGTGCGACTTTTCTGCCAGTAGTAGGTATTCCTACTACACCATATGGACGAGTCGCTTTTTCTAAATCTAATAGGCCTGC